CCTTCTGCTGCAATAGGCCGCTCTGCCACACGCCCCGCCGTCATCCACTGTAGCGCGGCGCGGCGAGGGTGCATCATGGGTTCCCATGAGGCGCGCCACGTCCGCTATCCGGACGTCCATCCGGAGACTCACCCTGTCACTCGCCGTCCTGACCGGGCATACTGTCCGAATAGCGAACGTCTTTCCGGCGCTCGCCGGGTTCGCGATGGTCTCCTGGGGAGCCGCCATGGTCTACATCCCCGCCGGGTGGATGCTCGGCGGCCTATCCCTACTGTGGATCGGCCGCGAGATCAACGCCGTCCCCCCCGTCCCGCCGCGGGGTGAGTGATGGGAGTCCTCCGTGCGGCGCCCACACTGCCGCGCGAGCAGCGCTCCCTCACCTTCATCGCGCCGCCCATCGGCGCCTACACCCAGGCCCTGCAGGACTATGCGGCCGGCGACATCGAAGGCGCCATGCGCCAGGCCTCGGTCTGGAAGTGCGTCGACCTGATCGCCTCGATGCTCTCGCTGATGATGCCCGACTCCTACAAGGGCCCGCGACTCGGCGTCGGCCAGGCGCAGATCGTGCAGACGCCGCCGCAGATCCTCGAACAGCCCTCGGCCGACTCGGACATCATGGACTGGACCTATCAGGCCCAGGTGTCGCTCCTGCTGCGCGGCAACGCCTACGGCCGGATCCTCGAGCGCGGCGCGTTCGGCCTGCCGACGCAGATCGAGTTGCAGCATCCGGACCGGGTGAAGGTCGACGAGGACAAGAGCGGCGCGATCGTCTACAAGTACGGCAATGAGAAGATCCCGCCGCTTGAGGTGTGGCACGTCGGCGCGTACCGGCAGCCGGGCGTCCGGACGGGCCTGTCGCCGATCAAATACCACCAGAAGATCATTCAGCAGCATCTCAGCGCGCAACGCTTCGGCAACCAGTGGTTCGACGACGGAGCCCACCCCAGCGGCATCCTGACCAACGACACCAAGAAGCTCGTCGACATGACCGAGGCCAAGACGGTCAAGGAGCGTTTCCTCGCCGCGGTCCACGGCACCCGGGAGCCTGTCGTGCTCGGCGGCGGCTGGGACTACAAGCAGATCCAGATCGCGGCGAACGAGTCCCAGTTCCTTGACACGATGAAGTACAACGGCGGCCAGATCTGCGGCATCTACCGTGTCCCGCCCGAGCTGGTCGCCGAGGCTTCCGAAGGCAGCGCGATCACCTACGCGAACGTGGAGTCGAGGGGTCTCGACTTCCTCACCTTCACGATGGCCCGGTGGATCCGCCGCTGGGAGAAGTGGTTCGACCAGCTCACGCCGCCCGGCCAATACACCAAGCTCGACGAATCCCCGCTGCTGCGCACCGACGCCCTGACCAGATGGCAGATCAACCACCTGAAGGTCGGCTCCCGCATCATGGCGCAGTCCGAAGTCCGCGTGGACGAGGACATGTCGCCGCTGACGCCGGAGCTGCGCGAGGAGATCGACGCGCTGACGATGCCCATCCCGCCGCCCATCGGCTCCCCGAAGATCGGCTCCTAGGAGGCCTGCGATGCCCGCCGTCGCCACACGCCACACCGCAGCCTCCAGTGCTGCGCCCACGACGCGCCGGGGCCTGGTGCTGCCGCCCGTCGGGCTGCGCGAGCGCCGCGCGCAGATGGATGAGTCTCGTCGTGGGCGCGCCGAGCGCCGTGCGACGCCGCTCGGCCGCGCCCGGGCGGAGATCCGTGCGAATCCGTCTTCCGCGGCCGGCCCGTCGTTCCGGTTCGAGGGGTATGCGGCGATCGTCGAACAGCCGTTCGATATGTGGGACATGTGGGGCGAGCAGTATCAGGAAGTGCTCTCGGCCGGCTCTTTCACGCGCACCCTCAACTCGAGGCCGGACGTCCCCTTCCTGATCGGGCACAACGACTCCGGCATCGCGCTGGCCCGCACCAAGTCCGGCACGATGACCCTCGCGCAGGACTCGACTGGGCTGCACGTGCTCGCACCGTCGCTGGACGGCCGCTCCCCGCTGGTCCAGGCACTGGCCTCGGCGATGGACCGCGGCGACATGGATGAGATGTCCTTCGCGTTCATGGTCAACCAGCAGGAATGGTCGCCGGACTTCATGACCCGGCGGATCGGCGAGGTGGACATCCACCGCGGCGACGTGTCCGTGGTGTGCCTGGCGGCGAACCCGGGGACGGCCGGCGCGGCGATGACGGCGGTCCCGGTGTCGGAAGCGGCCAGTAGGGTGGCGGGTTTGCGCGAGGCGCGCACCCCGACCGAGCCGTACTCGGCCAAGCCGGGCGAGACTGCGCAGTGCCCGCAGTGCCATTCGATGAACGACACCGCAGCCGCGTATTGCGACCAGTGCGGGACCGCGATCATGTCGAGCACCGTGGCCAGTTCGGCGGCCGAGGGCCAGACGCAGCGCTGCCCGTGCGGCACCTGGAATGCGCCTGACGCGAAGTTCTGCCGGGACTGCGGTGAGAACATCGCCTCGGACAACGACGCGGACAACGGCGGCTGGGGCAACGGCATCAACACGGTGGAGCGCGGCGACTACTGGGCTGCCCGCCGGCCGATGGAGCGGCGCGGCGAGCCGGACTTCACCGGCGCGCCGCCGCAGGACGTCTCCGCGCACGGCGAGGGCTCGCTGACGTGTCCCAACGAGGATTGCGGGCTGCCGAACTCGCAGGATGCCCGGTACTGCGACCAGTGCGGGCAGCCGCTGTACGACGAGGGCGGCCTGATCGAGTCCGGGGGCAGTACCGATGACGTGGTCTCGGACTCCTCCGGGCTGGTCGAGGAGGAGGACATGACGCTCGCCGCGGCGCGTCTGGCGATAGTCAAGCTGAAGGCGGGCGTCCGTTGACAGAACGTATCTGTTCGTTTATCGGACGCCCGGTGTATCCTGCCGCCTAGTAGGTCCGATCGATGTCCCGGAAGCACCGGTCCCGGCGCGCCACCCCTGCACGGGGTCGCGGACAGCCACACCGCGGCGCCCACACAGGCGTATCGGCCCGTTCAACACCACCGTTGAAGGGACCGCGGCATGGCTGTCGCAGAACTCGTCAAGACGCTGGAAGAGCAGCGCGACGCAGAGCTGGCCGAGCTCGACAAGCTCATGGCCGGCGCCACCACCAACAAGGGCTTCACCGCCGAGGCGAAGGCCGACTTCGAGCAGCGCTCGCAGAACGCCGACGACCTGACCGCGCAGATCAAGCTCGTGCAGGCGCAGGCCGAGCGCGAGCAGCGCGCCGCCGCCTCCCGGGCGCAGGTCTCCGGCGGCCAGGGCCAGGACATCACCTCGGGCACCGAGCGGCGAGGCTCCGGCTTCACCGTCGGCAACGAGCCGCAGATCTACGGGCGCGGGAGCGGCCACTCCTACTTCCTCGACCTCGCGCGCGACGAGGCCAAGCGCGGCGACGGCGACGGCGGCCTGTCCGCCGCCCGCGACCGGCTGTCCCGGCACTCTGCGGAACTGCGCGTCGAGATGCCCAAGCGCGCCGAGAAGCGCGCCGCGGCCGCGCAACGCTCCTACGAGCGGGCGTTCGAGGGCTCCACGGACGTCGAGAAGCGCGCCATGGACCGTATGCAGTCCGCCGGGGTCACCCCGTTCGAACGCCGGTTCATCTCCCGGACCGACGGCGCCGGCGGATACTTCGTGCCGCCGCTGTGGCTGATCGACCAGTACATCGAGTTCCTGCGCGCCGGCCGCGACTTCGCGAACCTGTGGCGCGGCATGGAGCTGCCGTCCGGCACGGACAACATCAACATTCCGCGCGTGACCATCGGCACCGGAACCGGCCCGCAGGTCACCGACGGCGGCCCGGTCCCCGGCCGCGACATGACCGACTCGTTCGTGTCCGCCCCGGTGCGCACCATCGCCGGCCAGCAGGACGCGGCGCTGCAACTGCTGGACCAGTCGCCGCTCGAGTTCGACCAGATCATCTTCGGCGACCTCGCGGCGGACTACAACCTACAGCTCTCGGGCCAGCTCTACGTCGGCTCCGGCACCGCCGGCCAGCTGACGGGCGTGTGGCCCGGCGGCGTGATCTCCACCGCCAACGGCATCTACATCGCGAACACGAACAACACCGCCGCCCAGACCTGGGTCAACGGCGGCGGCGCGACCCCGTCCGTGGTCAACTCCGTGTTCCAGGGCACCGGCCAGATGCTCTCGGTCGGCGCCCGCACCCGGCTGCGCCCGTTCACCCACCACGTGTGGCACCCGTGGGTCTGGTACTACCTGCTCACGCAGGTCGACGGCCAGCAGCGGCCCCTCGTCGTGCCCGGCACGCCGAACAACCTGGCGTACAACCAGATCGGCATCGACACCGACGGCCCCCTGGTGTCCGGCCCGGCCGGCTACTACCAGGGCCTGCCGGTGATCCTGGACCCGAACATGCCGGTCACGTTCCCGTCCTCGGGCGGCACGCTCCCGCAGATCGCGTCCGTGTCGAACGGCCAGTTCGCCGCCGCCCCGGGCTCCGGCGTGTTCACGCCGCTGCTCGCAGGGAACTGGGACGACCTATTCCTGTGGGAGGGCGAGATGCGCTCCCGCGCCCTGTCCGAGGTGCTGTCCGGGAATTTGCAGGTCCGCTTCCAGATCTACAACTACGTCGCGGCCCTGTCGAACCGGTACCAGGCCTACAGCACGGTGCAGACCGGCTCCGGTCCCACCACGGTCGCCCAGGCGGGCGCGTCGGTGTCCTTCGCCACCCTCACCCAGTACTCGGCCACAGCCGCGAACTCGGTGCTGAATATGATGGGACAGGGGTTCTGAGATGGGCGACCTCGTTTCCGGGCGCTACCCGGACTTCGAAGAGGAGTGGCTGTTCGACGGGCAGCCGCTGCCGCCGTACCGCCGCTCGCTCAACCGCCGCGACATCGCGATCGCTGCGGGCGTGGGCATCCCGGCCACCACGAAGATGCTCGTCACGGCCGTGCCGTGCCAGCCGGGGGACGTGTTCGGCTATGTGACCTTCGGCGTGGTGACGGCGGGCACGCAGACCAGCTCGGCGTTCGTCGTCGTCTATTCGGCGGTGCCGACCTCGTCGGCCGCGGCCACGGTGCTCGGGGTGTCGGCGACGTTCACCGCGACGGCCGGCGCGAACAAGATCGCGCTGACTGCTCCGGTGTCGCTGTCGCCGACCGAGTACACCCCGCAGGGCGCGGGGGCGGCCGGCACGTCCCTCGGGTCGGGTCCGATCGTCCTGGGTGTCGGGATCTGCCTGTCCTACTCGGCGGGCACGCCGACGCTGGACGGGTCGGCGTCGGGCGCCGCGTATGCGGGGCTGCTGACCGGGCAGGTCCCGATCTCCATCATCAGCTCCTCGACGATCGCCTCGCCGCCCGCGGTGGGTTCGTCGTCGGGGACGACCTGGACGACCACGGGCGGCGGCTCGGTGCCGTACGTCGTGCTGTCGCGGCAGTAGCCACTGATCGGCCGGGCGCCCTGGCGCGGGCGCCCGGCTACCTCATCTCCTGCGCCAAGGAGTGAACCGATGTTGATGTGCACCGAGTGTGTGATGCGCAGGCGTATCGCCTCGATCGAGCGGGATGGCAAGGAGCCGCCGCGCGACTACCGGATCACCGATGGTCTCCCGAAGGTGAAGGAGGCCGAGACGGTGATCCAGGGTCAGGCGTTCTGCTACGACCACCTGGTCGAGTGCGTGCAGATCCAGCGGCAGTCCGCGCTATCCGGGCCGAACGGTGCGCCGCTGCTGATTCAGGGTGGCGGCTGATGTACGACCCCGCGCACCCGGACCGTCCGCGGCAGGACGCGCAGCGGTCGATCCCGCCGGAGGCCTCTCGCCAGGATGCGCTCGGCCGGTTGGAGCGGGAGCGCTGGCATGCGCAGGACGCCGGGGAGCTCGGGCTCGTCGCCGAGATCGACCTGAAGATCAAGCGGCTGTCGGCCGCATCCAGTCCCGTCCCGCCGGGCCGGGAGTCCACCAGCAGCACCGCTTCGAAGGAGCGGCGCGCCACCCCTCCCAGGAAGAAGTGATCATGTCTCTCGCAGACTCCACTGTGTCGGCCCTGAAGGCCTTCGCCATCGAGGTGGGCACCTGGACGAACCAGGGCTCGCTGAAGTCCATCGGCGACCATATCGCGACGATCGAGAACGCCGCGGCGCAGGACGTGCATGCGGGTGAGACGGCGGCGAAGGCGGTGTGGGCCGAGTTGTACGGGGCGTTCCACGGCCACGACACCGAGCCGCTGGCCGAGGCCCCGGCCGCGCCCGCGCCGGCCGTCGAGCCGGTCGTGGCGGCTCCGCTGCCGCCCGTGGGCGGCACTGACGCGACCCCCAGGCCGACCGTCGTCGCGAGCGCTCCGGTGGCTGTGGACCCCACCCCGGCGCCGAGCACCACCGAGGCGGTCTCCTCGGCGCCGTCGAGCGAGACGTCGACCGCCTCCTCCACCGCGACTGAGACCCCCGCCGCCCCGGCAGCCTGAAGATCCTGACCCATGACCACCTACTCGACATGCACCGTCACCGCGACGCTCGTCTCAGGGACGGCCTACTCGGCGCTGGAGATCAAAACTCCAGCGACGACGGGCTTCACGCTGCGCAAGTGGTGGGTCGAGTTCAATGGAGGCTCCACCACCGGCACTGCGCTCGTCCAGATCGGCCTCTTCAACTCTGCGGTCACGACTAATACGGCCGGGACCGTGCAGAAGGTCGACTGGGGCATCGGCGGACTCGCCTCGCAGTGCACAGTTGGCATCAACGCCACCGCCGAGGGCTCGGGCACCTTCAATGCCGGCGGCGAGCAGCACTACATCCCCGGCAACTCCAGCCTCGATATCTGGGACCCGGACGCGTACTGCTGGCAGATCCCCGCATCATCGTTCTGGCGCATCCGGATCACGCCCGCAGGCACCTTCAGCTCCGTCACCGCCATCGTCGGCGCCACCTGGACCGAATAGGAGACCTCATGAGCGTGATCATTGGCACTACCACCATCGCGGCGGATAGCAACACCGTCGAACTGTTCGCGCCCCTCTCCTCGGCAGCCCAGGTCACCCTGCTGTACGCCGACAACGACATCTTCATCGCAGACGCCGCCGGGGTCACTCCTCCGGGCACCGGCGAGGCGGACATGGCGAGCAACATGGCGCCGCTGCTGCTACAGCAGAACCCGTTGCAGTTGAACCTGACCGCAGGGGACACGATCTACGTCGGCCCCTACCCCGACGGAGGGGACGTGCACGTCAGTTACATGATCACTACCTGATACACCCTGGCGACGATAGGAAGGGAGGTGGAAGCGGATGCCGTTCGACCTCGGCGCGGTAGTGCCACTCGACTGGCAGCTCACCGATGTCACCGGCGCGCCCGCGAACGCCGCCTCCCTCTCCGACGTCAGCCTGTCCCTGACGACCCCGGACGGCGCGACCACCGCGCTAACCGTCGCCCAGGCACTTCCGCCGGACCAGACCGGGACA